CGAATGATATGTTCCATTCGATCCTACGCCATATGTGAACAATACATACGCTTGTTCGGGCTTCTCGTAGCGGGATACCTTCTTATATAAAAATTCTTTCGGGTTGTCCTCCGCACATGTGTAATGCGAAACACTACCGTCCATCTCACGCACCCAGAAATGCAACACCTTCACAGTCGGGTTACGCAAACCAGAATACATGTCGTTGTTCTTCATCTCCTGCTGGAAATCCTCCCAATCAGAATAAGTAGAAGAACCCCTACGACCATCAGTCGTCACGTTCTTCATGATCACGCGCTTCACCTCCTTCACATCCCAACCCACCTTCGTCGCAGCCTTTTCATTCTTGATGTAGCCATACAACTCATGCAGGTGATACTCACGCCTGCCAATTGCAACATCTATCATGTTCTCTGAAGCAGGTGTCTGTCGGGGGATCAAAATATCCGCAAAGCCACCCACCCTGAAACGCCAATCATCCGGCGTGTCAAAATAAGCAACACTCACCCCGTGCTTGATAAACGTATTACACAACCGCAAATAACTACTGTGGAACTCAGGCCAAGAACGCATCAAGTGCGTCATCTCCTCCGCTACAATATCCTCCAATGGCCCGATCTCAGACCGCTCACCCTCCGTCCCCTTCACCTCTACCAACTTCTCAAGCGAAGAATACAAATCAACATACGCAGATAACGCAATGTCCAACAACCGTCCCGCCTCACCAAAGTTCAGGTTCGTCTTCAAACCCTGACCACTCGCTGCAAGCCGCGCTGACGAATACGGACTCGCCCCATCAAACATCGCGTCAACCCTAGCACGGGTCGCAGACGATCCCTCATCCGCCCTACGCAAAGTATGGAATATCCCAACCGCGCTTTTTACGTCCTTTAATCGGGTCTTTACGGGTTTCCCCGACTCCGTTAGCGATCCCAACTCATCAAGGGCGTTTAGTTCCGTTGTTTCAGATGCCATGTAGCAAGAAATTTAGTTCTTTTTCAAGCTCCTTCAAGGTCTAATGCTACCAAGCCTGATCCACGACCCATGATACCTGCTTCCTGCGACAGGTTCCATCCCTCTGATACAACGTCACATAGGGCTTGCCTCTGGATAATGATTCATGAACCAGGTAACATGTTCCGGCGTTCTTGCCTCTTTTTGGCGGGTCTATGCAATATACTGCCCCGTAAGATGTGACAACGTATCGGGGAAACGCGGGAACAGTCCGCACCTGAAAATTCTCCTCGATGTCCTCCCTGCGTAAGGTCGGCTCTGCGTCCCCAAATACGGAACGAGCGAGGCGTTCAGAGTCCACGAAGTGGGATTTCCGGTTATCGTCGTAGATTTGAGCATACCAGTGGTTGCCTTGACGGCGTAAGCGCAGCCGCTTGCCTTTCCGGTAAACAAACCCGTCAGGGTCAATCTCGTAGTTGGAAGCGTTGGGGATAGGCTTCCGCTGTTCTTTTACTTGTTCGTTATATTTATCGATGTCCATAATGAGCGGTTCTTTTTTAATGCGCGGTTAACCGCGCACGTTACGTTTTTTGGAGCCTAGCACATAAAAGAACTTGATGCTAGTGCTATATAAAAAGTTCTTCTATAGAAGGTTTCTAATTAATTGCAATTAATTGATCATCATAATTAATTAAAAACACGGTTTAAAAAAGTTTTCAACTTACGTTGAGGGTTAAAAATATTTTTTATTATCAGCAGAATATTAGGGTATTCTCAAATATGAGAAATATTCGTCTCAAAAACGATTTTAGCCGCCGATTTGAGAAAAAGCGCGTAATGAGCGGTTAACCGCGCAACCGCTCATTTAACCGCTCATTTAACCGCTCATTTAACCGCTCATTTTAGTGCGCGACTGCCTAATTCGTGCGCGGTTTTTGCGATAATACTCGCGGTTGTATGCGCGTTGTTTTTCCACCCAAGTGGGGTCATCCGCTTTCCGCGCTTCTAATTTCTTTCTGATTTTGCCCTTATTAAGTTCGTAATATCGCTTCTGATATTCCAGGCGTTTCTTTTTGTTTTTAAGGTAATACTCTTTTCGCTCTTCGGGTGTCATCCCTCTTACTTCTTACGCGGTCAGTATTTAGTCAAATTTTTTTATAAGCCCTGATATGTACACACCGGCCTCGCCACAAAGACCCAGGGCCGGCGGGTGGCGTGTCTCCTCGCTACCCAGGAGTCAAGGGAACCTTGACTCCTGGGTAAACTCAACCTTGGTTCAGGTTCCCTGAACCAAGGTTGCATCCTGGGACAGTCCGGTTCCCGGCAACAGGTATCCGGCAACAGGTAACAGGTATCCGGTAACAGGTATCCGGTAACAGGTAACAGGTATCCGGTAACAGGATGCGTGGGCAATGGATGCCGGATACAGGGCAAGCGGATTTTTTTCTGAAATCCGCTTTTGCACTTGCTTAAGTTTTAATCTTAAATAAATTAGAATAATTTAACCAATATTAACCTAATGAAAAATATAGATATCCTGAATCAATTGCTAGCGGCTATGGGCGGAAGTCCTGCAACGGTAGCAGAATTAGCGAGTGTCGGATTTACGCCAGAAAGTCTAGAACTTGGCAAACCACTGTTACAGCAAAAGCAGAAAGTCGGTAAATCCGGCAGAGTATCAATCTGGAATAAATTACTTAACTCTGCCGGATTTACTGCTGGGACTGCAATTGCGATCACTCACAACCATAATGAGCATATCACAAGGGGCGATCTTGCAACCGTTACCATCAAACCTGATCCAAGTGGCAAGCGCAAGGTTTCAAGATGCGTGAATCACGGCAAAGAATTGCCAGTGATAGACCTTAAAAATACTAAGGCATTGCCTATGGCAGATTTATTCAAACAATGGCGTGAAGGTGAAATAGTGACAGTGACTGTTACCATTCAGCCGAATTTAGTGACAATCACGCGCAACATATAACCAATAACCAATAACCAATAAACCACAATGTTATTACCTTCATTCATCCGCGACCATATCGCCTTAATCTTGTCCTATTTCATGCGTTCATTCCGCTTTGATAAACGACACAGAGTAACTTGCACAATGACCTATCGCATATGCAATACAGTTCTCGCCAATCAATTGGCAGATTCCAAGCATAACAAAGAAACATTCCGCGCAACATTCCGCGCATGGCGTAAACACTAAATACAGTGGCTCAATTTAAATTGAGGTAAAATAGCAAAACAAAAAATACAATGAAGCTTAAAGAAAACGAAAACTTTGATGATTATTACTTCCGCCGTTCGCGTGCCTATGTGAATCAATATTGCGTTACCGTATTTGGTATAGGTTTAAATGATTTAGCGGATACTGCCGACATTGCAGGACTTGCGGATTATATTGCAGATACGCTCGCCGACTGGGACGTAAAAGAAAACAAATTGAGCAAAGAACAAGCGCAAGAAATCGCGCAGGTATTGCGTAATGAATTTACTTTGCAGGATTTAGCGGAAAATATACTTGGATAACCACAAGGGGATAAAACAATAACCAAATAAAGAAATGCCTATTTTAAATAACGGGAATAGTAAGACAATCAAGGGTGAAAAGTATGGTTGGAAAACATACGGGATTCACCTATCGCCCAATAGCGTAAGCGGGTATAACGTTTGCTTTGATGCCACTGAGGGTTGTATTGATGCCTGTCTAGATACTGCCGGACGTGGAGCAATGCCTAGCGTCCAAAATGCTAGAACAAATAAGACCAAAAGATTTTTTGAAGACCGTAAAGGTTTTTTGAGTGACCTATGGAAGGAAGTAAATTCCGCCATTAAGTCGGCAAAACGCAAAGAATTGCAGTTCTGCATGCGTCCAAACTTAACTTCTGATCTGCCGTGGGAATCGATCAAGTTTAACGGTAAAAGCCTAATGAGTGCTTTCGATGGTCATATATTTTATGACTATACCAAAAGCTTAAAACGGTTTACTCGATTCCTTAATGGGGAATTTCCCACTAATTACCACCTTACCTTTTCGAGGAGTGAAAAAACGCCAGACGCTCTAGTGATAGCACTCTGTAAAAGCGGTGGTAATGTTGCGGTGGTTTTCCGCAACCATCTGCCGGATACTTGGCTAGGCATTGAAGTCTTAAATGGGGATGAAAGTGACTTGCGTTTCAAAGATAAAAAAGGGTGCATAGTTGGACTAGTTGAAAAGGGTCTAGCAAAAAAGGACTTAAGCGGATTTGTGGTTGAACCATCTTGATCCTTGCACCTTGATCCATAAAGCCTGTTGCCGTTAATCCGGCAACAGGCTTTTTATTGCCTGTCCTGCTGTCCTGTCCTGCTCTGCTGTCCTGCTCTGCTGTCCTGTCCTGTCCTGTCCTGCTCTGCTGTCCTGTCCTGTCCTGTCCTGCTGTCCTGCTCTGCTCTGCTCTGCTCTGCTCTGCTCTGCTCTGCTCTGCTCTGCTCTGCTGTCCTGTCCTGCCAGGAATCCAATAAAAGAGCAATAAAAAACTAAAAACACGTTTATCCAGGAAGAAACCGATAACCCCTGGGTATTTCAAAGCCGGCCCAGCCAGGAAGAAACCGATAACCCCTGGGTATTTCAAAGCCGGCCCAGCCAGGAGGAAACCGCCGGCCCTGGAAAGCGCGTCCATCCCCACGCAACCCCAACACGAAACCCCGCTACCCCAACATGTTACCCCGCTACCCCAACATGTTACCCCGCTACCCAACATGTTACCCCGCTACCCCAACACGATTCCCCGTTGACATTGATATAATTTGATATAAAATCTAATACATTATGAATAAACCGTTCCAAATCAAACACTCAAAGCGCAAGCACCGTAAGGAACTTAAGCGCATTCCCATCCGCAAAGCAAAGCGTCAAGCCACTTGGCTTGAGTCAATGTTGTTGCGTAAAATCCGCAAAGTTAAATAAACCACAAGCCACTAAGAAACCATGAGTGACCTTATTAAATTACCTACTGCTTGCGTAGTGACAGTGCCTGAAGAGAACACGCACGGTGATCTTACCATCTTGCGAAGGGACGGTGATGTTTTTACCTACACATCCAGTAACCAATGCCACAAGACAAATCGTTGGGTAGAAAAATTTCGTGAAGTGATTACTGCTGACAGTGATCTTGAGGAATACGAAACCTGCATTCGTGTAATGGTCAATTGCTCTGAAGGGGGCAAGTATTTTAAAGGCAACAAGTATTTAACTAACCAGTAAATCACAAACCACAAACCACAAACCACAAACCACAAACCACAAACCACAAACCATAAGAAACCATGAGTGACTTTATCACATTCCCAACCATCAACATGAACGGTCAGGACAAGGACAAACTACAAGGTCAATACCAAGATGCTCTCGACAAGATCAGAGAAGCGAGGGAGGCAATCGGAAAGATTGATCTGCACGGTCGCGATTATCCTATTCAGGATGATTACCCCAAGGCACATGACGAGTTCATTACCCATCTTGTTGCGCCTATGCAGGAAGCTGAAAGCTACCTTGAATCAATCGTAATTAACATTAGCCAGCAGTAACCACTAAAGATATGAGAACACCACAAGTTAATGGCACTGTCGACAAACCGGAACCGGAACCAGAACAGCAGCACCATGAGTGCTGCTCCTGCATCACCGACAAGAAAGCTAAGTGCGAGTGTGCTGAACTGGAATTACAGGATTACTACCGTGAGGCAATCCCGCCAAGATGCTTCCCCTAAAATCAAACCTACTAAAATAATGAAAACGAAACTGAGTAAAAAAGAACGTGACCTTGTCGGGCAACTGGCAAGGTCATCAGATCATACCCTGCGCCCGAATTATTATACAGGTCGAGGACGATGGGCAAGACGAGGAGCAGACGATGCGAGTCGCCTGGCATCAGCCCTGGGTAGCCTTGGTCTGCTCCAAGGCAAGCATTACATAACAGGTAATGATGCTCCAAGAGGAGGATGGACAGGGGAGTTCGTTCACCTGCTACCTCTTGGCAGAAGACGCAAGTGCATACGCGATTTGCGCCATGCGCCCGTTGCCCCGCAACCTGCACCCGTTGCCCCGATACCGGAACCTGTCACCCCGCAACTGAGTGAGGATTATACCCAAGCACTGTTTGCTTGGATGGCAGACGGTGCATTGCACCCATGCCCGACCAGCATCCTTGCCATCAAGCAGGAGTCAGGATTGTCATGGTCAGTGCTTGAAACCGTATTCAAACCCGCAACCCATTAAGATAATGAAAACAAACCAAGAACTAAATGCCTTACGCCATCGTGCCAGGGTAATCAGCAAGAGGACTACCCAAGCAGTATATACCCTGACCCTTGTTACCGTCACCATGGTCGCTGTTGCATTCTACATGATTAATCCATTCCCTCTGGTGGTAGCATCGATCACGGCAATAGCCGGATTGGTGCTGGCGTATAGGGGTGAGCGATTTGAGAATGAGTATCGTCGTGCTGTCTATAGCCGACACGATACCACCACGATAAAAAATAAAAAGAACTTGAACCGAAATTAAAAAGGAATTACATAATCATCAACGCCGAGAGGCTAACCAAAACGAAACCAAAAATAGAAAGCTAAAATTATGGCACACGAAATTGAAGAAATTGATAAGACCTTTGCACTCGCAGAGGATGGCACATGGCATAACAAGCACATAGTGCCTGACGGCAATGTGATCCACCCTCGACCCGTCGATGAGGATCATGCACACATCCTGTTCCAACCGGAAATCGTATCACCATTCATGCAGAATGCTGACGGTAGCTTTTCACCTGTTGAGAATACCAAGATCATTACCCGCATGATCGACGGCAAGCGTATACCGTTGGGAGTAGCATCAGATCGCTATCACTCAGTCGGGAATGATGCTGTTATCATGGCGTTAACTGGGGCATTGGAACGGGAGGGTCTTCCTTATACCATCCGCACAATGGGAACTTTGAAAGGGTGCAAACTGTTCTACGCATCTTTGACAGTGGACAATGAAGAGGAACGATTAATCAACGGTGATCGATTCAGAATGTATCTGAACGTAGTGTCCTCGCATGACGGTAGTGTCACTGTCACCATTTACGATTCAAACATGAGGATCGTTTGCGCTAACACTTTCCGTGCTTCTCAGAAAAGCGGGATTGCTGGTGATGTTAAGGTCAAGGTCAGGCATACCCGTAATGCTTCACTTGCGCTTGATGGTGCATCATCTGCGATTGCTTCCATGTTTGCTGGCAGGGATGTATTTGTTACGCTACTAAACAGACTTGCGTCTGTCGGTTGTGACCGTGACAGGGCAGAGCAATTGATCACGGCATGGCAATCGGTTGATATGTCAGTACATGACCTCATGTCTACAAGGGCATTCAATACCACATTGGGTATCGCTGACCTGTTCCAAACAGGTAAAGGCAATCGTGGGGAAAACCTTTACGACCTGTTTAACGGGGTGACCGAATATTACACTAGCGGGACAGGGACAGGTAAGGATGACGGCACTGATGGTAAAGCATGGAAGAAACTGTTCAGTTCCGAATTCGGAACAGGTGCTGACAAGAAGGCAACCTTCCTCGATTACCTTATCAACATCCTCGATGACAATACCTTGGAGGAGGAAGCTAAGAAGGGTGAGTTGATCCTGGCTGACAAGAAGGAAGACTTGGTTGAGAAAAACCTTATCTAAATAAAACAAAATGGAAACCTGCACCATGCTCCATGTGACATGGTGCAGGTTTCTTATCTTACGGTCATAATGAAAACCAAGACTGAATACGAATTACTTTTGCGCTACCAAGACATTACCGAACTGGTCGTCGATGTAAGAAAAGATACCATTAATGCCAATGGGGAACCCATCGATGCTGAGTATGTCGAGGGTTTTATCTTTGACTTTGGGTCACTCGAAAAAAATTATAATCTGGCACTCGATACCTGCAAGGACTTACGGGAGCAATACCAAATCGATCATGAATTCGACGAGGTCTTTGATGAGGCAGAAAAATTAATCTTAATTAAACAAAACAAAACAAAATCCAAAACAAAACAAAACGATGAAAATAGATAAAGCACTTCTCGACAAAGCGAGAACACACATTGACAAGGCATTGGAAGATGTCGGTAAGGAACTAGGCATCAGTCTCAAGACAGGTAATTGCAGATACTCAAGCAGTACATTCACCTTCAAGCTGGAAGGATGCTTAATAGGTGATGACGGCAATGCCGTTACCAAGGAAGCGGAATCGTTCACGATGCTGGCATCATCCTATGGGTTGAAACCGGAAGACCTGCACAAGGAATTCAAAAATGCTGGAGAAACCTTTCAGATTGTAGGTCTGAAGTATAGAGCAAGGAAGTTCCCGATACAGGCTAAGAGGCTATCTGATGGGGTAGTCTATAAATTCCCTGCTGATACTGTCCGCTTTGCACTGATGAGGGACGGTCAGGAAGCTCCCGCCTAGTGTTGTGGTTTCCGCTAGGCAACCTGCACCCTGCAACATGGCAACGTGTTGCAGGGTGCAAAACACCTAATTTAAAGCCCTCTATACTTGCGTAGATGAAACCAGCAAGGGCAATCCCCTTGGATATGCCAGTATACAGAACCTAAAAACACACAAAACAATGACAATGGAAAACGATACAACAGTATTAACTGTTGAGGTGGAATGGGAATTTAAAGATACGCATCATCAAGGATGCCAGGAACAATTCATAGAGTATTTAAAAGAGGTAGTCAAAACTGAAAACTTTGATTCCTTCACTCTTAACTACACAAAACAATGACAACACATACAATTGAATTCAGTTTGCGACCCGTGATAATACAAGTCAAGACTGAGGACGGCAACACTGAAGTTGCTGAAGATAAAGTAATCAGTTACCTGCAAGCAAACCTTGACCTGCTCCGTGATCACGGAGACTTGGCAGACTTCCGCATTCTGCATGATGAGGAAACAAAAGACCTTGAGAATGCCTCCGGCATTCTCATCAAGGAATTCACTAACAAGTAAGCGCATGACTTTAGCACACTTACAATTGAAGGACGGATTAGGTAACAAAGCTACCTTGGTCTGCCGTTTAAACGATGAAGGGTATCTGAACTACATCCACTACGGTGGGTGGGCAAGCAGTGGTACACCACACGCATTGTCGAACCTGCAATGTGACCTGCCCATGGGCAAGAAGCACCCTGACCAAACCAAGGAGGACTTTGCCAGTTGGCTAATTGAGATTATTGCCAGGGAAAGTGTCTATGCTGTGGTCGGTAAGGTGGACAAGGTAACCTTCAACTAAAGCCGGCCCTGGGTAGAAATAAAAATTATGAACAGACCTAACGTAAAAATAGAGAAGGTGACCTTATGGCTCGCCACCCCGACATATGGTGACCCCGACAATGGGGCAACGGCAATGGATACCCTTGTCCCATTCCTGTCAGGGATTGACTGTGACCTCGCGTTACTTGATCACAACACGGAGGAATTAAAACTAAATGAAAACAAATCAAACGAATAGTTTTTGGACAGCATCGAACCAGGATGTCTTCGGTGGATACGGGATATTCGCAACAGGCAGGACAAAGCAGGAGGCAGGACAGGCACTGTGGAAATTATACAAACACGTTTCCCCGTTACATAATGATAATGGGGAGCAGACCTTCAAGACACTGGACGCTTTCGAGGATTGGTGGGGCATACATTACCGGAGATGCATAGTAGGTGAAGCATACTTCGGGGACAATGATGCCGATACAAAATGTAAAGCGTATAGCGAAATAAGAACAAGGACACAACCATAATGGCGACTGAAGAAGTAACGACATCAAAGGCACTGGCAACAGCATTCGACCTAGTCCAAGACAGGTATAACCTCATCAGTCAACGGGATCAGTTTGAACGTGACCCCGTTGAAGAACGGATGTTGCTGATCACCGGATCAATCCTATGCAAACTATTATCAGATGAAAACAAAAACGATACAACCAACACAAGTAACTAACTACAACCGAACCGATACTGAACTAGAAACATTTTGGATATTCTCCATAATGGTTGCTGGCAAACCGTCTGAGTGGGCGGCAAGGGTAGTCGCTAAGTTCCTGAAGAACAGGAAGCACATGACCCCGTTTGAGTATATCGCCAGCATGGGGCATGGATTACGGAATACACTGGTCGCCAATCGTGTCGGGCAGTATAACCGGATATCTCTGGCACTGGAGCAATCTCTGAAACTTAACCTGCGAACCTGCACGGTTAGGGATTTGGAATCTATATACGGAGTAGGCGCAAAGACAGCACGATTCTTCCTGCTACACACGCGCAAGAATGTCGAGTGTGCTGTGCTTGACACCCACATCTTGTCTTGGATGAGGGAATTCGGTATCAACACCCCGAAGGCGACCCCAAGTGGCAAGAAATATGCAGACCTTGAGGCGATAGCGTTACGCCTAATGAAGGCAGAGTTCCCTGGCATGAGCATTGCAGATGCCGACCTGCTGATATGGTCGATGATGAGTGGCAGAGTATCTGACGAAGAGTCGTTCGACATGATCCACCCCTTTGAATCAAGAGTTGGAGTAGATGATTAAACTAAAACAAAACTAAAAATGGCAGAGGCTATTATGAGAGATAAAACAGAAGAGTTTTTAACGAAGCTAGAAGACCTACTCACGGAGTATGGTGGAACAAATTGGGAGTATAAATTTGAAACAGAAGAAGAGGGGTTGCTCTTTAGTATGCTGTGGATTGGAGAAGAAGAACACAAATAACTTGAACCCTAGTTAATAATTCATAAACTAATAACAATGCATATAATCCAAGAGATAATGCCGAATGACTTACCGATAATTGTTATCGGTGAGCTTGACGATAATGGCGACATAGCCAGGGAATCCATGCGGGTTCACCCGATTATCGAATGCCCCAATGACGGGACACAAATTGTGCTGGAAGCGTTGCCCGTTGAGGCAGGCGACCTGTCACCCCGACTTGAGAAATTAACCACCAACACTGAAACCGAATCAGACCATGAAACTAGTCAGGAAGAACACAAAAGATAATATCATTAAAGCAGTGACGGAAGTATCCGGTTACGACGAAGAAGAACTAAAAGAATCAAAGCAACATAGCGTTACCTCTTGGGTTCACTTAGGTATCTATGTTGCCAATGAAGCAGGTCTTACCATTGAGGATGCTGCCGGATTGTTTGGTCGTCACTTCGCAACAGGACATGCATCCATTCAGAAGGTGAAAAAGAAGTTCCCCGAAGTGGAGGATGAGATCAAAGAGATCGTAGCCACTAAGATGAAACTCGACATTGCATCATGAACCATGAAACGTGAACCATTAACAGACTACCGTGTATACGTCACCTTGGATAAAGGCAAGGTGGATGTCGAGGCACATGACCTGCGACCTGTTGAAAAAGAAAAACCGATTGAAAAAGAAACCAAAGAACCGGATGCAGTTCTGCGGATAAAGAAAACAAAATAAACTAAAACAAAACGAAGTGTGGATACTACCAAAGAACCTGCCGGAAGGACTCTCCGATACCTTTCCTTATGCAGTGGATACGAAGGAATCGGAATTGGACTCAAAGGAATTCTGCCAAGTCTGCGAACGGTCGCTTATGTGGAGGTCGAAGCCTTCGCTTGCGCGAACCTGGTCGGTAAGATGGAAGCGGGAGACTTGGATGCAGCACCTATCTATACGGACGTTAAGACATTCCCATTCAGAAAGTTTCGAGGATGTGTGGACATCCTCACTGGTGGATTCCCCTGCCAACCATTTAGTAACGCCGGAGCGCACAAGTCAACAGAAGACCCCCGACACCTGTTCCCTCACATCCTCGCAGGGATTAGAGAGTGTAGACCAGCAGTTGTCTTTCTCGAAAATGTGGAAGGAATCATCTCCAGCAAAACCAAAGACGGAGAAAGTGTTCTCCAATATGTCCTCCGTAGCTTGGAAGAAGTGGGTTACAGAGCAACGGCAGGAGTATTCAGTGCGAGCGAAGTCGGCGCACCCCATCAGCGAAAGCGAGTGTTTATCTTGGGGTACTCCGTCAACTATGGATACCCTTCCCCCACGATCCCCCGAAGCATTGGCGCGAGCCAAGAAGAAGGGGGGGTGCAAGAACCTAAGAGAGGAAGTAGCCCAGTGGGCAACCCCAAACGCGATGGAGATTTACAAAGAGGAGAATCAGAAGCCCTGGCCGACACCGACCTCACGGGATTGGAAGGACGGGAGTCGGGTTCCCCCAAGCAGGAGCGGGGCAAAGGCTTACGATCAGACGTTACCCCAACGCATAGCGGCGATGAACCAGCAGAAGTCCTGGCCCACCCCGACAGTGGCAGAGGCAGAGAAGATTTCAAACAAACCGAACTACGGGCAGTTAGCATTATCAAATCATCCCGAAGTGCATGGTTGCGGGGTGGACAGGGAGAAACTCCACAAAGACCGGAAGGGTTTAGCCAAAGGTTCCCCGCCCGACCAGGAGAAGAACAATACGAGTGGGAACACCCACGAACAGTTAGCCGCAGATTGGGTGGATCAACTCATGGGACTTCCTGTCGGATGGACGCAATTGCCAATCGAGTGGATCGATTACGCCTAGCGGGGAATGGGGTATGCCCACCCCAAGCAGAACGTGCCTTCGTAGTTTTATTTAATCGACTGTTCCCCCAAGATGAGCAGGAATAGACCGTTGGCTTATCTGCATAGAGTCAAAGAAAAGTGGGTGGTAACCTGTGTGGTTAACATAGAGAACATGATTGAAGCAGATACAAGGCAGGAAGCAGTAGAAATAGGGTCAGGCATAGGGTGGGATGTCAGACGCTTTACACCTTGGGACGACCCCCCTACCAAATAACTTATGGGAATCGAAATATTATTATCCGTGATTGTCTTCCCGCTATTCCACATAGTATTGCTAATAGCGTTTGAGATTTACTGGAGAGTTAATCGTCAGAGAGATAAACGCGACCATTAGGGGCAAGCTCAAACAGAGTGCGCTCAAAAGGTATGAAGCGTTCTTGAACATCCTTGTCAGATGCTTGATCCAAGACTGCTCTTACTGATGGCGGGACTTCCTTTACTAGCACGGCATTCTCAGTTGCAAGGACTTCTATCTGCTCCTTGGTATAGAACCTGTTTGTAGATGATGCCATGTCTTCTGCCGACACCCCAAGCTCACGCAGTGGAGTATATACCCTTTTTAATGTCTCCCCGATACGCCTTTGTGTTTCAACCTGACTCACGGCAACCTCTTTTACCTGGTCAAGTGTCATCAGTTTACCTGTCATCAACCTGCGGATATCCGCAGAAAGGAGATCGGAATCCGAACCAAGGTCGCGCATGATGCGATACTTAACTTGGGCTGGATCGATCTTGTATGGTTTAAACGGTATAAATTCAGTGGCGATTAACCCGTAAGGAGTTTCAATGAAGGCATCTCTCGACGCTTGCTCAGATGCCCATAGTTTACTTAGACGATCTAATGTGGGGGGTGCGTAGGCTTTACTTACTACATGCATCCCCGCTTTCCACATCTTGTCGTAAGCACTATCAGTGTTCTTCCAGAGAGGACGACCATCCGCATCCGTGTTGTTCTTAGCTTGCATGAGCGATGTCATGGCTATCTGACCGTCGAGGAAGGGGACGTTCAATAACGTGTCGAGGAAAGATGCGACAGCTTCACCCTCGTCACCCCGTCTAAGATGCTCCCATGCGCGAGGAATTGTATCTGCATACATCGCAAACGGATTCACATAGGTCAGGTCGAGGGAGTGTAGCTCCCCTTTCAACTTGAAGAAATAGAACGTATGACTTCGCAAGAAGCTAGGCGCACCCAATCTAATAACATCTTCCTGCTCTTGAGTTAGATCATCATCTTCTGCGTCACCACCGAAAGCGTTTATAACACTGACCACTAACTTCTCTCCCAAAGACTTACCTAACATAGATAGTCCCGCTACCATAGCAGTCATGCTCGAAAGTCTCTTAGTCCCCCTCCACACAAGAACAGAGTTCCCGCTTTTCATCTCCTCGATACCCAACTTGTAGGTATTGATCATGATCCTTGGAACCTCCAGCTTGAACCTAAAGTAAGGAGAGAACAAGACACCGAAAGCAGAATCCTGCATACCCGAAACAATCGGAGGTGCTTGGCTATATGACTGTGCAGTCATCTTCACCTTACGGGCAGCTTCTTCCTCAAGAGCGGTATCACTCATATCGGTAATCCGGTCACCTTCTTTCGCAGCTTCCTTTGCCTTCCTCATGGTGGCAAGCTCAGTCTCGAAATAAGCGATCTTGTAGAATGAATCCACGACCTCAGAGAGGTTGCGGAGTTTATCCATTGAAGCGTTCCATGCTTTACCAAGAGGCTTCTTACCTTTTTCGTCGATTAGTTTAAGAATCTTTTCTCTACCCGACTTAGTTGCTGTATCAATATCTGTTAGTCCTGCTGCTTTAGCGGCATCATCCAACAACTTGTTCATGTCGTTGAGGATGTCTTCGTCACCTACCCTGCCCTCTTGGAGAGCCTTCAATGTGGAAGATGTTATTTCATTATCCAGCACACCCAAACGAACTAGTCGAGATGAGTATTCGTCAACCTTGTCAGGTCGGGACAGCTTGCGATTTATCTCTTCCCATATCGACCCCTGCCTAGCAGAATCTTTCTGCATGGGGTTATACTTGAACATTTTTCCAAGTGGCATGACTCCCTGGGCGGGGCCGAAGAACAAGACGTTTGAGACAATGTTCCTAATGTAGAATGGGACACTACCTAAAGTCTTAGCTCCCAACGCTAACCCAGTTAGTTTCCGTAGGGGAGCGTCTAACGCACCAGCAATCCGGTCTTGTTCAGACTTCTTATCGGCAACACTAAAGGTTTCCTTTATCCCCTCAACTAGTTCAACTGGGGCATACAATGGGCCTCTATCAACACCCCCGTCATCGATGAAAGAACGGGTTGGATCATACGCCCGTATCCCCGATTCCCTCGTTCCTTTTTTAGGCTTATTAACTAGCTGCCATGTCTTAACCTTCTCCCACAAATCTGGATCGGTCTTTTTGACTTGCTTCATTTCCGCTTGAGTCATGAACCACCAGTTGTCCATTGAACCCGTCCTGCCAATTTGCACCATGTTATTCAGCATGGCAGTATCAGCCGCAAGTGTGCCTACGTTCATAAACGACCTCATAAGATTAAAGTCGCCAGTATCACCGTCATACTCACCCAGTAGTTTCAGCATAAACTTGGGCAGATTCTTTTTATTCTTGAGGATATCTATTGTCCTACCCGCAACTTCTGACGTTGGAGCATCCCAAAAACCCTTGCGGTAGGACTCTAGAAAGTCGGCAATTAAAGTATCTCCTAAGTCTTTTCCTTGCTTATGCAAAGCGGTAGCCCTTTTGGCAACTTTCTCCGAAGCCTCAATCATTGCTTGCTGCATCTTGCCAGTGAAGCTCAACTTATTCCAAGGCTCGTCGCGGCTATTCCTAAACTGCGCTTCATACTTATCAAAAATATTAGCAGCCTCATCTTTCTTTAGCTGCTCGATATACTGAGCCTTGACCTCTTCACGAAGCTCGCTGTGTTCGTCCTTAGTCAGAACATCATCGATCCAGTTCTCATCTGAGAAAATCTTATACGAGCGTGTTAAGTAAATACCTAACTGGCTATCGATGTGCGCCTTCATCTTAGGATTTCTCTTGCCTGTTAGGGTGGCAATCTGCTCTGACATTTCGTCCACCTTGCCGCGTAGTTTTCTCAAGTGATTAGCAAGACTTACTGAGTCTTTCTCAATCAACTCAAGCGCATTTTCCCTAGCAGCCTCGATCTCTTTTTTCTTAACAACATCCTGCTCATACTGAACACGCGCTTCTTTCACGCGATCTGCCTCAAAAATAAGTTTGTCTCTTACAAGAGCATCCCCCGCGTGGACTTCATTGATCAAAGCTATAGCCTCACGATGATCAAGATCAATCTGTTCCCTAACTTCGTCGTCTAACAGAAGACCTTTAGTTGAACCAGTTGCGTCTGCTATCAACTTGGCGGGTGCGCCTTTATATGAACCGTATGTCTCGTTAATTAATTGGTCGAATACCTCTTTGTATTCCCGCATCTCTTTGTTGAGCATCCGGTAATACTGCAAACGCATTTCGTTCAGCCTGCGTAAGCGTGGGTCAGTGCTGCCCGTTAGCCAAGATAACCAACTAGGCGGTGCTTTGTAAGCACCAACTTCCATCACTGGGACTTCCAAAACGTCAAGAACACTAGATAGCCTGAATGGAGGCTTCTTGGCTGGGTCTGTTGCAGCAGGTGTTGCCCGTGTGGTTGACACGACCTCTGCTTGAGCATCCTCCTGCTCCATGATATCGCGCAACGCGATCATGGTTGCACCTGGCTTGTTGCGATCAAAAGCCATCCGGTTATTTGGAATCCGGTAGCTACCCTTCATTGCGCGAAGCTCACTGACTAAGTTATGAATACCAGTAGTCAGGTAAGGGTTTTGCTTTTGCGCCTCACGGGCAGTCCACATCCTATTCAGGATACCTTCAAGGTAATAAATAGTAGTAGCTATCCAACCAGGATTGCCTTGGAAGAAAGCCCTGTCTTCTTCAACGGTATGTCCGCGAAGCAACCTTGCGGCAAAGTCATTCATCCGCTTTTCAACAAGTCGCTCCTGCTCTGCCTTAACTATTGCGGGGTCTTCTGAAGACAGACGCTTCTGAGACAGTTGCTGCTCGTTAGCAGGTAACCCACTAATAATTACGCTATAGTCACTGTCTTGTGTTGCCGCTACAATTGAGTCTAGTTTCTTCTGCGAAATACGTCTAAATGAGGCAACGCTTCCTGCCTGCCGGACAATCTCTGAATCAATTTCAGACATTGCATCCTGATCCCTGAGACCTCCAACAAGTTCATGTAACCCGTATGGGTTAACATATATCTGCTCACCCTCAGACCAGAACGCTCCACGTTCAGCTTCTTGAGACTCGTCTATTTTAAGTTCAACGCCAAACGTCCCGCTACTGAACCGTGCGTGGTTGATCATATCAACCAGACGCTTCTCGATTTCCTCAAGAGGCATGTCGCTTTCTGGGTTACGCTTCTCCTCCAGTTTCTTGGGATTAATTGGAACAGGGACTTCAGGTAGTGTTTCAGATACTGCTGGTGTATACCTTATGTCTTCTCTTGTTTCGTCAAACCTCTGTGAGAGTGGGATAACATTACCATCCTCATCACGGGTAATCGGGTCAGCTTCCTTGATCTGGCTGGAATCAAACGCAATGACATGGTATTCACCTGAGTAAAGACCCTCCATAGGTTTGGCTCTTCTACTATCCTCTCCAAACTTTGCTGAAGCCTGCCTATCCACGATCCCATCGTAGCCCATCTCTTCATACACCCGCCTGACTGCTTCACCCTGCGCGGGATCGCCCGTGATTTCATCATAAGCGAATTGAAATACCTTTCGTAACTCTGAATCTACTTCATATAAAGTAGGCTCCTCAAAAATAATCTCCTGAAGGGCAGCGAGATCAAGCTCCTGTCTATCAATAAAATCTTGGGAAACGCTCTCGACTGCTTCAATTAGTGGGTGGGGTTCTTGATTGTAATAACCATTTTGATCAGCCCACTCTTCTTGCTTTTGACGAATCTCAGGCGCGTAAATTGTAAGGTCACTTTGTCCAACCCCGTATTCCTCCATGACGAGGCGTTCAGCCTCTGGTCGGTATTCCTCCATCGCCTCCTCATCATACATCTGATAAGGTTCTAAACGCATATGCCTGCCATCAGAATCCGCACCAATAACCGCTGGGTTCTTCAGACGAACATATGCAGTTATTAACCTTTCCTCTCCACCAGCCAACTCTTTTGTAGCTGCCTGTGTGGCTATTTCTTCCAGCTTTTCGTCAAGGTCTGCGCCCTCTATAGATTGCAGGTCTATCCCACGCGCCTCTGCGAATTCCACGACCTCTTCTTCTGAATACTCGAATAGGTCGTATCCTTCTGCCACGCGCTCGATGCGCCCAGATAAATCCGGCCCAATCCCAGCATAGTTAGCGTCTGCATCTTCACGGGATGAGCTTAAATAAAATCCTGCTCCGTAGTCACCTTCTAAACTGCCCTTCTCGCGCAAGAAAACATTGAAGTCATGGGTTGTCCCATGATACAAAACCTCGTCAGGGTTCCAACCCCTTGCTCTGGCATATTCATCCACCATCTGCTGTAGCTCTTCCCTGTTAGCGTCTTCGTCTTGGGCAAGCTCAAGGTAACGTGCGTCATCCATGGGTGCGGCTACCTCGTCGGCTTCAGCGTCCGTAACCCTAAACCTCTTACTAGGGTGAACAGCATGTCCACCACTACCATGTATAACGAGGCTGGAATCATGTCCCATGTCATCGAGCAACACGCGCACGGCATCAGTCATGTTGTTGCTGTCTGCCAGCAGGCTCTGTTGCGACAAACTTATACCGGCTTCACTGAGGATGTCAGCATCACGGGTTCCATCAGCTAACCAATTCTGGATACCTGCAATCTGTGTGGGTGTAAGTATCTCGTTAGCCAGTGTCGTGTAAAGTGGATCACTGATCCCTGTATCAAGTTCAGGGTCATTGGCTATATGCCCAAGTGCTTCTGCTGCTTCAAGCTGTTGTAGGTAGGCAGCATCATTCGGGGTCTCTGGTTCTGGTGCGGGTGCGGGTGTTGCCCTAACCGTTTCTTCAAACCCAGTTACACCTAGCTCTTGTTCTTCAGCTAACGTGGCATCAATAGCGTCATTGAACGCTGCCCGTGATTCCTTTGCAGTGTTGGGTAACTTCTTGTTCAGGTCATCTATCCAGAAGTCTGCCAGCCTTTGTTCAATTTGCTTAACGTGCTTTTCGATTGCCTCAGATGTTATCGGGTCAAGCTGACCTCCTTCAAGGAGTTCCTTGGCTCGTTGAACTATCTTGGCAACAAACTCAATAATCGCCTTGCCGACATCGCGCCCAAGCCAAGACTCAGATGTTACTCCTTCAGCCCTGTATTCGACAAGCATCCTGACGTATTCGGCAAGAACTTGCCGCTCTGTCATACCATAATTATTCTTTAGGGCTGTCTTGGAAATGGAGGCATCGTCTGCTACCTCTATGCCCTTATAAAGGGCGATAGTCTGCCTTATCTGTTCAGGAGTCATTTCCCTGAACATTGACATCTCTTTCTCAGCGACATAGTCTCCCCACCCACCAAGATAGTTGCTCTGTTCAGCTTCAGATAGAGCGGAAAATTCGTCTCGATAAACCAACGATTCAACAGCGTGAACCATTTCATGACCCATCACAGCATGAAATGCGTCTACGCGATCTGCTTTGGTGGTTTGTGTAAGGTAGTCTGCAAAGAAAAAGGGATTAACAACCAGTCTTATCTTCCCCTCTGCCCATAAATTAGTCCCGTTAGCTTGATCAATCCCCTGTAGGTAACTCTTTCCTGATGGGTTGCCTTCGTAAGAACGTGTGATAATCGCAGCTACTTCCCCCTGTTTCTCTCCCTTCCGCCAACTACCTTTATCAAAGACAATATTATTGTCCTTTAAACGCTTCCTGTTTCCCCCTAGCGTAAGCCATTGTTGAATAGCTTTCTTAACCCCTTCCTTGGTTACTAACTCTTCAGGAGTTACCGTGATATACTCGTCCTGAGTCCCGCGAGGGGGCATTAACTTTGGTAGCTCTTGTGTAGGTTGCGGGGGAGTATATAAAGAGGGGATTTCAAGGTCACCTTCGTCTGAACCCCTCGCTTGTTCTTTAATATATTCTTTGACTCGTTTACCGTGATCCCTTGCTTCGGTCTCTGTCATGCCTGTTGCGGTCATGACAAAATCCAAATAATCAGCGTCTCTCTTGGAGCGTGTTTTCTGCGCTATAATATATGATGCTTTATCAACGTCATTGATAAAAGTGAGGTTAAATTGTTTTTCCCCAAAACTATATCTTGGTTTAGCACCCGCTAATTCTGGTGGGAGTGTTGATGTGCGGGGTTCTGGTGTGGGTGCTACTTCTGGTGCTACTTCTGGTGCTGGTGCTGGTGCTGGTGCTGGTGCTGGTGCTGGTGCTGGCTCTGGTGCTGGCTCTGGTGCTGGTGCTGGCTCTGGTGCTGGTGCTGGTGCTGGTGCAGACGCAGCAGGTTCTTTTCCAATCCAGTTACCTGCCCCATCCCGTATACCAAGTATCACGCCGCCTTTAGCAAGGTAGAGGTCACCGTCTGCAACGGCACTGTTCAGGAGTTCTGGTGGTATAACTGGAGAAGGTCTTTTCGCAGGTTCAGCAAGGAACTCACGCATCTCCTTAATGTATCCGTCTTTTTGTTCACGGGATATAGGCGCGAGTGGCTGTGTCGGGTCTGGGGTTGTTGGAGACGGAGCAGTTGTAGGTATAGGCTGCTCTGGCTCAACCTCATCTTCTGGTCTGCCTTGAACCCGTGCTGCCTGTTGAAAACGAGCGCGAAGTTCTGCGGCACTGAGTGGCGATCCGGCAGCTTGTAGTGCCGACACCGCACGGTTTATTTCCTGGTCTCTAAAAAAATCAGGGTCGGCATACGAAACACCACGAACCCTGTTTATTAAATTCTTACCGGAGCGGAGAATGGGGACACTGGAACCCATGACCGCACCTATCTTGGCGGCATGGAAAGCATGCATTGCCTTATCCCGCAGAGGAGTCTTAGCATCTAGTGCTGAGTCTCGCACAAAAGAGTTTACGAATTCATCAAGACCTTCTTCAAAACCTTCATGAACAGCACCTCTAAATAACTCAACAGGCAGTATGCTTTTTACGATTTCCTTAGAGCGTTTCTTGATGTGCTTCTCAAGAGCCTCTTGATATATACTCGACCCAACTTTAGCACCCCCCAAACGCTCGATAACGCCCTTCATGCTGCCGTAGGATAAGTTGCGAAGGAGGATGTTTTCAAAACCACCCTTACCTATGGCACTCATCCCTGAAACGATGGTTCCAGTAACAGCACCAGCAAGAAGCGAGTGACCTAAAGCCTTATCGTGCTTCTCTTCATGAGACATATCTTCAGGAAGAGATGCGTAAATTGTGCCATACATGCCACCCGCACTACGGTTTGCTGATGTAAGGAACAAGTTAGAATTAATAACAAACCTATCCTGAACAATACGGTTAAATGATCTTATGGCAGCAGTTGCGCCTCCAACGGCAACGCCAGAATTTTCTATTAAGTTTTTGGTAGCGAGTGTTTCAGCAGCCTGCTTCGCGCTCATTCCAGAGGGCTTATATAGAAGACTACCCGTAAGAGCCTTCATAACTCCTTTATGTGTGGCTCTCGCCGTTAAACCAGCACCCGCCTTCATCGAAGCATATGCAGCACCCCCGTAGCCAGTGGTCGCTGTAAGTAAAGCAGTTGCCCCTATGTCGGCAACCATAGGTGCAACAGTTGTTGCTAAATCATACCCGAAGCCAAGAGGCTTTCCAAATATTGCAGCAAGTTCCCTGCGCCCTGCTTCTGATTTCTGGTGGTCTATTAAATATTCAGCAGAAGACTCACTTTTGAAAGCGACAGCACCGATGCTGTGGATAATACCCATGACCGCATCGCCAAGGGACGATTTAACACCGTCCATTACATTCTCTGCGGAATCATAATTAGTTCCTTTGGATAAGAAATCGTCTATAAATACAACAGGGTCTTTTTTAAATCCTAAAGGATTACTGGCTTTAGCAGCCTCCCACTGATCTTTAACAGCATCATAATTACTAAATAAATCGTCTAAACTTTCGACACGCCCCTGCATATACAAGGTGCGCTGGTCATTAAGAACCCTCTTTTGATCCTCGCTTAAACGGGTATCATTCTCTACTGCTTTATTAAACCTGTCCCGCTGACCCATAAGGGTTGGGTGTGCCAAGACACTACCCATCTCAGTAATACGGATGTTTTTACTATCATCCTTCGGGTCTTCAAAATATTGAAATACTCCCTGTAAATTTGCGTGACGGGTAGCTAGCTCCTTAATTAAACTTTGTATACGGTCACGCGAATACTTATCTTCGGTAGAAAGGAGGGTTCTAATCTGCGCCTCGTTCGCTACTCCATCTAAATTTTTATCCGCTATAAATTTTTCAATAACTCTTTCTTGAACTTCATTAAGCTCTTCCGGCAAATCATCAAGAATGACCTGCTCAATATCACTGGGGTCATCAGCAAATATTTGCCTCCAAAAAGACAACCCGCGAACATGACGCTCCTGATCCGTAATTGACTTAATAGCATTATGTAACGGGGTCTCGCCACCGTCAGCAGCAGCTTCAGCCTCTTCACTCAACAAACGACCAAAAACCGCAGTCAACTCATCGTCCTGCCGTGCTTGGAAGTTAGTGCGTCCCGCAAAACCAGAATCGTTCAGTCCCTCGTTGACCTGCCACATGTCGCGTGGATCAAGGTAGCCTGACTTATAAGCCTCTATCGCCGCTTTTTCAGCTTTCCTCCGACCAGCACCATCAAACTTTTGCTCAAGATAATTGCCACTGCGGACAAGACCGACATCGTTCTTGATCAATGTTGCATATGATATGTCGCCTGTTCCCAGAAGAGTCTCACGGGCTTTATTGGACATGCCCAGTTGAGTATTGTAATCGCTGCTGTTAAATCTGTCGGCTGCCTCTTCTCCATACACGCTGGAAACAAGACGGGACTCTCTAGCAGGGTCAAACCTGTAAGCCGTAGATTCGGAAGCTATCTTCTGATATTCTTCGTCAGTTACCTCTGAGTCCCCAATAATCTCATTCGCGTAGAACTCTTGAATATCAATCTCCTTTTGCTTGTCGAGTTCGCCGCGCTCAAGGAAAGAAACCCTGAGATAATCCAAGTAGCTGGGAAGGTCTTCTGTGTATGTTAAAGACGGATCACTAAACAGGGAGTTCCACTGATCATACGAGTAAATAGGATCGAGTAAATCGGTATCCTGCAATTTTTCTGCGGGAGGTTCAAGGGTGGAACTGGGTTCAGGCACGACAAAATACTACTTGGTTTACTGTGGTTTTGCAATCTGGCTAATTCTATCAATGCCAGGACGCTTCCCACTAGGATTAACTACCCTACGCTGACCAGCAGAAGCTGCAAATGGTGTGTCACCTTTAAGAGACATCAACATAATATTATTAACTTCAATAACTGCTGCCGACAGTAGAGCTTTAAGTTCATTACTGGCTTTTTGAACTGCCATTTCTTGTAGTTTTGAACCTGTTTTTGAAGAAGAAGATTCCGCAGATTGAACCTCTGCGGCAACACGTTCGGCCAAGCGTGTATGTGCCTCAGACGAAGTATTTAAAATGTTAAGTATATTACCAAGTCTTTGAGATACCTGATCAACTTTGGCAACTGTTGCCTTGGTGTCTTCTACCACGTTATTAGCTTCTTTTCTAACAGAGCTAAACGTATCGTATACGTTTCTCTTATATAGGACGTTCTGCTCATCACGACGAGCATCGACACTATCTTTAACAGAAGCCATTAAACTTTCACCAAGACCAGAAGGTATTTTGTAGTCTTGAATAATTTTTTCCATCCCAGAAACAGAATTAGCTTTAAGGGCAGCGTCTACCGCAAGCCTTACTGTAGGGTCTAAAGCGTCTTCTCTAGCCTGTAACTGACTTCTTTGAGGGATAGAAGACAACGCATTGTTTGCCAGTTTAGAACCTGCCGTAGACGTAAAGAAGTTTGGGTTGTTGTTTATAAACGAAGCAGCTTCTTGGTATTTGTTGGCGGCTGTCTGGTTACTACTTAAAATATTATCGAGACGACTTGCCATATCCGGCATCATCTCTTCTGCCTCGCGCTCACGCTTAATTTTGTTTTTCGCTTCAGCCAACTGAAGTTGTGCGCTCTGAAAAGCAAGATCAGAATTACGAATGCTTTGCAAAGCACTACGATCCTTAACGGCGCGATCCTCAATAGAATCAAACTCAGCCGCATACCTACTATTAAGCATGTCTTGCTGATTAGCAGGCAAGCCAGAAGTTGCTAAACCACCGAAAAACGCTTGCCGTAAAGGCTTAATGTCTTTCTCGTAATCAAAAGTCGGATCAGTCGCAATCGTTTGAGCATATGACACCAAATCACGCGCTTGATTCTGTTGCGCCCGATACAGGGGAGTCATGGTTGAAGGCTCATTGAGACGCGCAGTCTCAGCAGCCATCATCATCTTACCCGCTTCAGCGGAATAGCCTTTCTTGCGAAGCCTCCGCGCCGCACGTTTTAGCCGAGAGGATTCTCTATCTAACGAAGACATAGTTTATCTTCTTGATCTCCTTTTACCGCGCCGTCTGTTGTCCGGTCTTTGTTTTTCTTCTAAACGAGGCTTCAGATATTGAGGGCCTTCCATTCTCCGAACAACCATTTGAGAATTTCTTATGTCACCTTCTGGAAATATTATATTGCCGTAGCTGTCGGTTCCTATCGCCCCTCTAGGTAAACCACTGTCGCCCCGTCTTTCCCTTTCCAACCCCGCATCCTTCATAGTAGGAGTCTCAGCCCTCATTCTTCTGTATCGTTCAGGAGGATTGAATCGTTCAAAAAGGTCATCCCTCCGCCCTCTGCCGCGTCTGCCTTCAATCTGTCTCCGCCCCCTGTCGCGGCTGCGCTGTCTCTTACGTCCGTCTTCATCAAATTCTCTGACAGACTCACGCACTTCCGGTTCAGTGGGGGAAACTTTGCCCGTCTTTAACCGACCAATATTCCTGCCCCTAGCAGACGGAGTGGGAACGCCCATCTGGTTGAGTGAAGGCTGGTCGAGTTTTTCGTTGAGCCAAGCACGACCCTCTGCGCTTTCACGCTCAAACTCTCTTTCCTTAAATATACGCTGGGCTTCTGGGTATTTTCGTTTTATAAAATTATTAAACTGGTCAGCAGTTACACCGACAGCCCTAGCACGTTTCCAAAATTTACCCTTCTCTATCGGGTTGTTTCTAAATATGTTTGGGTCATTCCCCATCATATCCAGCATGTTGTCAGCAATGTCGTGTTTTTCGTCGATTGCGGACGCTGCTTTTTTCTCTTCACGCCTAGCCGTCCGGTCTCTCTTTGAGGCTAATTCAACATCAAGATTACGAATACGTTTTTTACGCCTCCTTAATCTTTTCCTATCCTCGCGTGATTTTTTAGGCTGCTTTGTTCGGTCTTCTTCTTTCTTACTTTCGTCAGTTTCATTATCGGCATCCAGTAAAGGGGGAGCCGTTTTATTTGAGTCACCTGTTTGGTTTGGGTCTTCTTTTGAAGTTTCTTCAATAGATTCACCCTTTAAATAAGCTATATAGTTATTAATATTACCAAATTTATCCTTTCGCGCTTTCGATAACCTAGCCCACTGCCTATTAGCTTTTTTAATTACACGAGCTTCAGCCTCAACCTCATCTAAATAGTCTTGCTTAGACGTATATTCCTCTTGCTCTTCTGGGGTCATTCCCTCCCAATTCAAAAGTATTTCATCTTTTCGCTTTGCAGGAGAAAAACCTGCAACACCAAGAGCAACATTAAAAGCCTTTCCTCCAAATGTTTTACCGCCAATAATTCTACCCATTCCTGGTGTAGTAGTCGCCCCAATGAACCTACTTACACCGCCTTTTGCGGCGAAGTCAGCAGCTTCTTTCTGGGCAGCTTTAGCCCCCGTTACAGATGCTTTAGCTCCTTGGAGAGTCTTAGCAGCTTTTTTCTGAGCATTTGCGAGCTTACGGGACGCTTTACTAGCCTGCTTTAAAAGCTGTTTCTTTGATTTCAAAGACCTCTGAGCGGCGAGTATTTTTGCTGCCCTGCCACCAGAACCAGCAGGCAATTTTCGAGCCGCAGCAAGGGATTTTTTAGCTGCATCTACCACATCTCCTGCTTGTTTTGCCTTAGTAGCAGCCGTCTGTGCTGCTTTTTTTGCTTGAGGTAACGCTTTTTTTGCTGCCTTAGATGTTTGTTTAGCCGCTTGAGTAGCTGTTTCAGCCGTCTTTACAGCCTTACCGGCTCCCAAGGCCAATTTACCGCCCCCAACAGCTAACCCAGCACCAGGAATAGCTGCTGCCGCTGAAAGGGCAGCCATATCGTAATCTTCCTCTGCGGTATACCAAGCAACATTAGCTAAATCAGCTAGGTTGCCTATTACAGGAACCATACCAACAACGTCTAACGCGGTATGCCCATAATCCGAAGCTAAATCTTTTAAATCATCAAACCATCCCATGAGTCAAATTGTGTATAGATAAAAGTAAATTTAAGGTTTCTTAAAGGGAAGTCAACGTGGGAATAGGTCGTTCAAGTGACACTTAAAAACTCTTCTAACTATAGTAACTAATTAATTACATTTTCTATAATTAATTAGTTACTCATTATGCGAGAACTTTTTTATGTCAATCAATAGACAAATTGTCACTAGCTAAAACATTCGTTAAACTTTTAATTGTTCTTCTTTGACGCGGCATTTTAACGTCACCACCTTCGGCTGGTTCGACAGCTACAAGGTTATGGCGTTGCCTTGCTAAATCGAGACAAAGAAAAGCAGCGTCCGCAAGGTCGGGACTATGACCAAAACGACTTTTGTAATCTACTTTTGATTCAATCTTTACCCGCAGCGTTCCACTTTTTACCATTTCGTAATTACGAGCGGTTATCTCTTTTGCTAATGCGTTATCAATTCCAAATAACTGTTTTGTCCTTACCAGTTCCTTGCCACAAAACCACAACTCGCTTACCCTGTTCGTATACATCTCTTGGCCTGTTAGCTTAGAGTTTGCTGAAACACGCCTATCTGATGCTTTTCCGCCGAAAGAAACACGCAAAATCTGGTCAGACCATTCGCCAGCCAAGACATCGCAAAACGGCGCACCAGCACCCGTTGCGTCAACCGCAACATCCTGCGGAAGAATTCCACGCTTCTTGCAGGCTTCCTTCACTTGACGAACAATCTGATATGTTCGTGGCACGGCCTTGTTGGTTGCGTCATCGTTAAGGTGTAGTGCCTCCCCAAGTTCGCATACATACTGCCCTGTCTGATCATACCCTACTTTTCCAGTATACAAGATAGTGCGGTCGCCACCGTTGGTAAATGCAGGGTCAAGTCCGGCAACAGGTATCGGTTTGCCTGCCCAATCTACCGCGTTCATCGCCCCAGACCTACTTAGTTCTGCTTCGGAGTAGATGCCCTCAGTCTCATCGCTATCAAAGAAGATAGCCCTTACCATCCGCATGTAACCACGCGACTCAGCACCTAAGAGTGACCTATCTTCTGAGAGCTTTTCTTCAGTTGGTAGCCAGGGATACTTTACTTCTCCTAACAGTATATTAGGGCTGCGCTCACCATCGAAACGAACATATGTGCCGCCCCATTTAGTTACCCATCTGTCATCGGTGTCTGGGTTTATTGAAGACCAACCATTAAGAGGCTCACTCCACACCCCAAAAGCGTCGAAACGAGAATTGGGGTTACTCATTCCAATTAGCTGGAAAGACGGGTTCTTGGACAAGTTCGACAGTCCGGCGTGGAGGATTTTTTCGGACAAGTCTGAGAGTTCATCGCCCACCAGAATTACGGATTTTTGTTTAATTCCAATAAATTTGGATAACGCGTCCTTTGCGTTTGCGCTGGCGATTAGGGATAGTCCTGCTCGTTCGATTAGATTCCCGTTCTCATTGATGTATGCCACGTTTCCTATGCTGTCCCGCACCTTCATCGGCGCACCCTCTACAACAGTCAGCAGAGAAATAATTGATCCCCAAATACGTTTCCTTGCTTCACGGAGGGTTGTTGACGTTATCAATACCAGAGTATCGCGGGGTGCAGACAACCAATTAACTATAGCCCAAGCAGCCATCGTGTGAGACTTGCCACTATTAGCAGCCCCTCCAATAGCGACATATTTATTTTCGATTACGGCACGAATCATCTCTTCCGCCCAAGGATGTCGAACCATCATGTGTTCCGGTAAATCATCACGATTCCAGAATTCATCACATAGTCGCCAGAAATAGTACTCTTTTGCTTTTTTGTTTTTGTTCTTTGCAAAGCCGTAAAGCAGCGCGGTAACCGTATTAGTTACCGGTATCTTGAGACCACCGACTTCCATCTCTTTGGTGTCGGGATTGATACGAGGTTCATATGCGCGGAGCTTACGTTTCATATAACTTGAATAAGTATTAGAATAATAGTATTATTAAGTGGTTTGTCGAAGGTTTCTAAAAAAGAAGAATTACTGCAACGGGCAATCGCCCTGTATAAGCAGGACTATAAACTGGTTAGCATCAGCAGGGAACTGGATGTTCACACATCTACGCTTCGCCGCTGGTTGCGTAACGCAGGCTACGGAGCTAAGAAAAACCCGCACGGAGCTAACCCCGTTAACGAAGAGAAAAAGGAAGGCGACCCTCTACAGGACGCTCTAGTCGAGAAGCTCGACGAAGCCGTTAAAGAGGAAACGCAACTTGAAGCACATGATGCCAGGATAGCAGAAGACAAGGACTTGCTCGATGTAGCACAGGCGCAGGCTTCGCCAGGGGAAAAATATCAGTCCTATGTGGCTGCTACAGCCGTCAAGCTAATGCGGGATTCTGTTAAGAACCTGCGCGGCCCCCGAACAATTAAAGAGTTATCGGAACTCGACCAAATCATTCGGCGCAACTTGGGTCTAGATAACAGAGGAGGCTCTGGCAAAGTTCAAATAGATATATCGATTCTAAATAACACCAAGGCAGACAAAGGAAAAGGGGCAGTCGATATCGACTCAAAAAAGGTAATCGATGTAGAACCACTTGAAGACAAGTAAACCACCATGTCAGACTCTGCCGATGCTTATGAGGAGCCGGAAAGCGTATTGCTTTTATACTCAGGACTTCAAGACGCTTTTATAGGGTCAGTAGAAACATACGGCAAGCCACCAGTTGCCTGTTATTCCAAGAAGGTAACCATTGACGTTCTTCAAAAGGACTATGGGCTGAGTGAGGACGAGGCTTACAGGAGATATGAATACGAATATCTTCAATCAGACTACGGAGAGGCAACTCCTGTTTTTCTAGACGATACACCGATAAAAGATGTTTCCTGACCGAATACTTGTTTCAAACCCAAAAGTTCTTATTAGGGTCGAACTTCCGCCATCGGACTTTAAGTTTGTTGTAGAAGTGCAGCTAGGAGACTTCTATTTAGTAATCCCTGCGGTTGCTAAAGAAGTGTATTACTTGCAGATGCTTGGTAAAAACATCGATGTGTTTTTACCTACTGAAGGCGAAGGTCTATTAGTTCGCAGGAAAGCACTGAACTTCGCATGATCATAGGCATTGATAACGGGCTAACGGGTGGTTTGGTAGCCATATCAGAACACACAGGAGCAGTTATCGACAAGACAGTAATGCCCACACTACACCGTTTAAAAAAACGGGAAGTGGATACTAGGAAAGTATATGATTGGATTACTGATCTTAACTCGCCCTTTATATTCGCAATAGAGGAACCGCTACACCATGCACGTTCTTCGCAGGCTGTAAGGTCGATGGCGATCTCTTTTGGTAAACTGTTGGGGCTTGCGGAAAGTCGCCAATGGGACTCCCGTTGTGTGAGTGTTCATAAGTGGCAAAAGACCATGCTTGGTAGCACACCTAAAGGAAAGACAAAGGAAGTAGCTTTGGCAGTTGCAAATGAGCTTGCCCCCGAAGAATGCTGGCTTAAAAGCAAGCGAGCTACTAAGCCACATGACGGGTTGATCGACGCTTTTTTAATAGCTAGGTATATAAGAGGAAAATAGTTCTGGACAAGAACTTGACTGTCGTTTAAAGTCGCCTCCAAATGAAAGCACTGTTTCCTAGACAAAAGGGGACTTGGGCGTTTTTTGTAGAAAAACTAGCCGAAGGAACCAGCACAATTGATACCTCTAGCGTTGGCACTGGCAAGACTGTCGTTGCTGCCGCAATAGCAGAAACCCTTGGATGTCCCGTTGCGGTGATATGTCCAAAAGCCGTTATTCCTGCTTGGGAGCGTGAACTAAAAGAGTTTGGAGTGAAACCTATATTTGTTCTCAACTACGAGAAAATACGCACAGGCAACACCCCGCACATGAACAAACGAGGCAAGATGATTATGGCGTGGAACATGCCAAAAGACACTCTTGTATTCGTTGACGAGATTCACAAGTGCAAAGGCCCATACACACAAAACTGCCAACTGATTATCTCGCTCGTCCAGCAGGGCTACCGTATACACGGCATGAGCGCAACAGCCTGCGAGAACCCAACAGAGATGCGCTCAATAGGTTTTATGCTGGGTCTACATGGGCTGAACAAAACAGGTAATGGTAAGAGTTCTTGGTATCGCTGGATGGCAGAGAACGGGTGCGCTCAAGATCGGTGGAAGCAGTGGAGACTGCTGAGTCGTGCTAAACTGTCTGATGTTAAAGATTCTATCTACGGTATAACCGGAAAGAAGCTGACGGTGGAAGACTTCCCCGATAGCTTTAGAGCGAACAGGGTTTTTGTAGAACCTGTCCAGTTCGGTGGGGCGAAGAAGATTATTAAGGCATACGACGAACTAGGCATCACACCCGCTATCGTCCAAGAGTATATCGAGAATGGAACTGTAACAGACAATGAGCATGTATTAGTCAACTTGTTGAGAGCTAGACAACTTGCTGAGTCCTTCAAAACGCCAGACATTGCAGAAATGGCGGAAGACCTAGTAGGTCAGGGGAACTCTGTCGTGATGTTTGTTAACTTTAGAGAGACCGTGGAAGCCCTCTGCGAGAAGCTACATAAGTGCTACCGGATCGAAGGAGGACAATCAGCAAAGGAGAGGCAACAGGTTGTAGACGCTTTCCAAAATGATGACATACACCTCCTGGCTGTGAACATTGCGGCAGGTGGGACGGGTCTTTCCCTCCACGACATCAACGGCAAGAGACCCCGTATTTCCCTCATAAGCCCGTCCTTCTCTGCCAAGGATCACTTGCAGACGTTGGGGCGTATTCACCGCAACGGGGCTAAATCTGATGCCATACAGAAGATTCTGGTCGCTGCTGATTCCATTGAGGAGGCAGTGATGAAGTCAATAAACCGTAAGCTGAAAAATCTTACAGCCCTACATGGATAATGTTAGAGACATGAGCAACACACCGTATCAAAAAATTACGGAAAACGCAAAAGAGAGGCGAGGTCGTCTTCTAACCCGTGCAGACTCTAATCATGTAACAGCCATGATGCAGGTTATCATGATACGCCACCTTGTAAGAGAGTCGATGGACAACAAAAATATTATCCAAGCATGTATGCAAGAAGGGTGTGTCGGGGATATGGAAAAAGACGCTAACCACATATCTTCACTTGTTAGTGATCTAGAAGAGCAAATAAAAATAGATAAGATAGAAATATCTTTAGCTAGATACGACGAAGACCCTTCATTTATAGGGATACTAACATTCCTCAAATACATATTACCAAAGGCACATATTACTAATATGCAGGAGCTAGACGATATTCTATCTACTCTAAGTAGACAAGTTTACCGGTTGTTGAACCCCCTAGATGATGGAGATGATGAGCCAGAGGGGGATCAAAAAACGTATGTATACCTTATGCAGGACACTACGAACAATTACTATAAAATAGGGCGTTCAAAAAACCCGCAGTATAGAGAAAAAACCCTCCAATCTGAAAAGCCAACTATTGAATTACTCCTTTCCTATGCAGGTTCCCGCGAAGATGAGACGGAACTACATGAAAGATTCAAGGAAAAACGAATCAGGGGCGAGTGGTTTGATATTAACGAGGGAGATATTCAAGCAATCAAAGACTATTTTGAGCGTAAGTAGATCATGAAAGACACACCAGATCACACCAGCAGAGACCACGCGGAGTTCTCACCCTCCAGCCTCAAGTATGTAGCCGCCTGTTCAGGTTACAACGGGCGTTCTGGGACAAGTGCTGCCGCCGAGAAGGGAACCAGGATACATGAGGCTTTGGAAGTGCGTGACCCTTCCGCGCTCCATGACGAGGAGGAGGTCGAGATATACGAGGAGACCTGTCGCATGGAGGACAACTTCCTCGCATCCATAATCGGAGACGCTGAGAACAAGGAATACCATGAGATTCAGGTCGATGTGGAACTGGATGGCACAAGCACATGGGGGACATGTGATCGTCTTACCACGTTTGGTGACACGGCAATCATGGGCGACTATAAGACAGGTATCAGCATCATCGACGAACCGGAGAAAAACTGGCAGGCGAAGACATATACAATCGGTGCTTTTCAGAAGTTTCCTGACATAAAGAAGATCATCTTCGTATTCTATATACCTGTCCGTGGGGAAGTCCTACACGGAGAGTTTAAGCGTAAAGACTTGCCCAAGCTGATTACAGAAGTATCTGATGTTATTAAGGCAGGTGAGAAGATACGCCCCCTTTGGGAAGAAGGCGCACCTGAACTAGGTGATCTATCACCTAACGTGAACTGCCGATTCTGTGCATATGAGGACAAATGCCCTGCGCTGGGTGCTATTGCATTTGAGGTAGCCAAGAGGGTATCAGAAAATACCCTGCCGGATGTGGACATCTCTGACCCTGACAATCCTGAGACACTGGAGCAACTGTGGTCTATCGCAAAGATTGTGACCAACTGGGCTACGCGCATTAGGGCGAAGGCTGTAGCGATGGCCAGGGATGGTGCGGAATTCCCATCTTTGCGACTACGCTCTATGGGTGCGTCTCGAAAGTGCAATAACAATACGCAACTGCTAGATATTGCATCGCAATTTAACCTGCCCCAAGAAGAAATAATTAAATTAGCCAACTTTCCCTTGAAAAAAGTAGCTGATGCTGTAGGTAGTGCAGCCCCAGAGGGGGAAAAGGGTCGTATGGCTCAAGAATTTATGGATGCTGCTGAAGCAGCAGAAATAATAGACACATCAGACACGCGTTATACGCTGACCTGATTCATTCAAAATACTAAAATAAACAAAATAACAAATGCCTAAAACAAAGGAAAAGGAAGAAATCGTTGAAGTGAACACTGGAGTAGCCGCTCCAGTAGAAAGTAATCTTGAGTTTAAGATTGAGCCTTCCGACATCAACATCCCTTACTTCGCCATTAAATCAGCATTGTCTCAATATGATGCAGGTGAACTAGGGGACTTAGTAGTAGACAAAACACATGTCATCGCAAAAGGCGGTGAGCCTATTGAGATCAGCATCCTTAAGATGATCAAAGGATGGGAAGAGGACGTTAAGTTTGGCAACCCAAAGGAGCGTGTATACTCTCTAGAGGCGCGTGACGAACTAGCATCCCGTTCTCCAAACGACTTGAAAGAGTTTGCTGAGATTACAATCGCTGTTGAAAAACCAGAAGATGGTGATGATGCGGCATACCCGTTCCCAATTGGAGACAAGTTCTACACCATCGGTGTGCTAACTGTAAAAAACTATGCGCTTGTTAATACTTATAAGCGCGTATGCACCCTGGCTGCGTTCAACCCGAAAATGGCGTTGGGAGACAAGAAGTGGAAGCTGACTGTTAATCACGTTCAAGGCAAGAACAACGATTGGTGGCAACCAGAACTGGCTGTCACGCAGGAAGACTCTCCGCAGGCTATTACTGACTTCGTTGCATCATTTAACTCGTAGGACATATGGCTACTTCAGAAGAAGAAATTGAAGTCATCGAAGGTGAGCAAGCCCTAGCTGAACAGCTTATAGGTGAAGTTACCGAGAAGATTGAGGAACTGGGGAAACAGAGGGAGCGTTTGGTCGTTCTTTCTACCGTGTTCACTAGGTCTTTGAAAGACCTTCGGGATAATCCGGTGCAAACTGCATTGGATATTGAAAGCGAGAAGTAATTCAAATCCACGGCGTAACAGGGCTTTATCGTTTTGTCCCTAAGTCGCCTGCCGCTCCAGCGGCACTGAGGTCTTACGCTTTCTTCCTCAGTGTCGTTGGGGCATTTTTATGGCTATAATTATGGTTGAGAGACACCCGATAGACAGAAGCACTTACGCGGTAGACTTTGAAACCTACTACGATAAAAACTGTTCCATTAAGACGTTAGGAACTTTAGGTTACTTTTCCCACCCCGATTTTGATGCTTACATGGTGTCTGTAGTAGGGGACGAAGGGACTAATTTTGTTGGCGACCCGAAAGTTTTTGATTGGTCACTACTCAACGGACATACAGTTCTTTCACACAACGCTTCCTTTGATGAGACTCTTTACTTGTTCGGTGTAACTAAAGGGTGGTGGGCGGAATTAAATCCGGCTGAGTGGCACTGCACGGCAGACTTAGCCGCTTTCTGTGGTCTACCTCGATCCCTTAAAGGGGCAACCAGTGAGTTATTTGATCTGGAAGTATCTAAGGAGACTCGTAACAACATGTTAGGTAAGCGGTGGGAGGATATGACTACAGAGTTTAAACAGGAGGTCAGCGACTATGCATTAAAAGACTCAGAACTTTGTTTGAAACTTTGGCAGGAACTAAAACACAAATGGCCACAACAGGAACGAGACATAAGTAGTATTAACAGGAAGTGCATACAAAGAGGAATACCAATTGACATAAAACTCCTGAAACAACAGCAAGAAAATGTATCGCAACGATTGTTTGAAGCAGAAAATTGCATACCCTGGATAGGAGAATTTCCACCGTTGTCGCGTAAGGCTTTTAATGAAGAATGCCGTAAAATAGGCATTGAACCTCCTGCAAGCCTAGCTCTATCCAGTGAAGAGGCGAATGAGTGGATATGCTTACATGGCAAAGACTACCCTTGGATTGAAGCTGTCCGCGACTACAGACGTATCAATGCATTAAAACGTAAACTGGAGTCCTTCGATTACGCCACAATGTCAGATGACCGCTATTATGGCGGATTAATGTATATGGGGGCGCATACTGGACGCTTTAGTGGTAGTGGGGGGAATTTAAATTTGCAAAATTTGCCAAGGGGAGAAATGTTCGGGGCTAATCTTAGACATCTCGTTAGTCCTAAAAAGGGCAAGAAGCTAATAGTAGCTGACCTTTCCCAAATTGAAGTTCGCACATTGTGTTGGTTGGCTGAAGACCACACCACTCTAGAAGAGATTAAGAAGTCAGATGACATCTACGAGGCGTTCGCAGTTCGTTTCGGTAAATGGGATTATGGCAAAGGCGCACTCAAAGACGAAGACCCTAAGTTGCGCCACATGGTAAAGACAATGGTTCTTGGGTGCGGGTATGGTGCTTCAGCAAAGAAATTTGCCATGATATCCGGCATGTCTTTAATGGAAGCTCAGTCTGCTGTGAACCTTTACAGGAACAAGCTACAAAAAGTTGTCGGTCTGTGGAACAAGCTACAACGCGATATGCACATAGCATACGCGCAAAACAAAGAGTTTAAATTGAAACTGCCATCCGGTAGGACATTAAATTACGGAAAAATAACTACCGCTTTACAAGGAGGTAGGCGTAACTACATAGCTATGCTTACCAAGGGGTCGAAGAAGATACCAATCCGACTGTGGGGTGGGTTGTTGGCTGAGAACATTTCACAAGCATTGGCGCGAGACATATTCGCGGACATGCTATTAAACATCGACGCGAAAAACATAAACGTCATCTTCCATGTGCATGACGAGTTTGTGATCGAAACCGAAGAATCAGAGGCAGATAACGTCCTGAAACAAGTAATAGAAAGCATGTCACAAGCTCCTGGCTGGATACCAGATATTCCGCTGGCAGCAGAAGGCAAAATACTAGAGAGATACGAAAAATGAGATACCGATACATCAAAAACCTTAAAGAAACAAAAACGACCAAGGCAGATTCCCTTTACTCCAAGAAAGTTAGTAAACCGAAGTTTGCGTCAAAGGCTAAGTATAGAGAGTGGTGCGCTCAGACCACAACAGACCATGTATTCTATAGCCTGTGCGAAGGCGATAATCCTAATGTCCGTATTAGTAACGATAACCCAGTTAACGCGGTCAACGGATTTGCAGCCGACTATGACGCACCTGTGGATTGGGATGTAGTTGATAAACTCATACAGACTCAGTGTAAGGAATATCTTCCTACTTGGAGAACGCGCACACAATCAGGGTATATACGTTTGGTGTGGGTGTTTGAAGACCGCTTACCTATTACTCCCGACATGTATGATGCGTTTGTAAAAAGGCTTTCTACACAAATAGGGATTGAGCGCATATTTGCTGGGTTTGATACTTCGTCATACAAAGCGAGTCAGTATTTTGAAATAGGCGAGGATTGGGTCAAGACGGGTGACCTGTTACCTAAAGCTGTTTACCGCACAGCACTGATGAAAGCCGCTGGGGACAAACCGCCTCAGTCTTCGGATACATCTATTCCCATTGATGTTGTCGAGAAGCAGGTTCACAAAGAGTTCCCAAACAGATGGGAAGGCGATTTTACAATTGGCGCGAGAGGCCCACTATTTTGGATAGACGATGGCATCGAACGAGAGGGTTGTCAGGTAGTCGATGAGGGGATGATCTGCTATTCTGATAGAGCCGGAAAGGGGTTTGTTTCTTGGAAAGAGATATTCGGGACAAAATTTGTAGAGGACTATGAGACTCAAAAGATGGGCAGCTTGTTGGATCAATACTGGTTCAATGGGAAGATGCATTATAAACTTCTGCACGGATCAGCACAGCAGATACCCAAGGATCAACTTTGTCTTGAGCTTCGTAAGGCTGGTTTCTCTCCTAAACCAAAAAGAGGTCAACCACTCTCAGAAATGGAAACCGCTCTGCTGGCTATAGCCAACGAGAACAGGATTGATGAGGTCGCTCCTGTTGTGTTCAGTAATGATAGAGTTGTAGAATACAACAGTCACCGGATTCTTAACAACGCTAATATCAATCCTGTTGAGCCAGCGGAAGACGGTGACCCCTCCAAATGGCCTTTCCTTCATGGTTGGCTATCCCAATTGTTTGCTGACGACAAGATAGATACTGTTATCTATTTCTACGCATGGATGAAAAGGTTTTATGAAGCTGTCCTTAACAGGGAGCCTGCCCAAGGACATGCTCTCCTTTTAGTGGGGGCGACCAACAAAGGGAAGAGCCTGTTATCAAACAGGGTAATCAGCGCACTGGTCGGTGGGTTTGCTGATGCGTCAGACTACCTTAGTGGGCAGACAAACTTCAATAAAGACTTAGCCAGGGTAGCCGCTTGGGTCATTGACGACACCACTTCGGCGGCTTCCTTCCAAGACCAAAGGAGGGCGACCGAGTTAATTAAAAAGTGTGTAGCTAACCCTAGAATAGAATATCACGCGAAGTATGTGGACGCTGTTACGATCCCTTGGACGGGTCGAGTTGTCCTGTCCCTTAATATGGACGCAAACAGTCTTTCAGTTATTCCTGCCCTCGACTCAAGTAATAAGGACAAGTTGATGGCTCTGCGAGTCTCAAAAAAGGCATCTAGTAAGTTTCCTCCCAATGCCGTCCTTGAAGATACTATACGGGAAGAGCTTCCCCACTTTGCGCGATGGTTACTTGATTGGGAAGTCCCTAAAGAAGTCAAGGGAGACTCACGATTTGGGATAGCTTCCTATATCGACAGTAAAATTGAATCGGCAGCTTACGACAACTCAAGTCGGTCTACAGTAGCGGAATTGGTTGAGTTCTTTGTTAAACGCGCAAGAGACCATTATACAGAACCCGCATGGCGTGGAACCCTTACAGAATTCCAAGGATGTATCCACCTATTCAATAACGGCAGAAACATTGGTGTATCCGGTAATATGGAGTTTGTGAGGAGAGGCTTTTTGGTCTTGGAAGAAACAAGTAAAGGGAACAAGAAGACACGACCAATACGCTCAATAGGGTCGGGGCAAGGCAAAACGTGGGAAATTGACCTTGGTGAAAAATATGATATAGATAAAAGCAGTCCGATTATAGAAAAAGAAACGGCTGATACCCATGACTAAAGAAGAAATCGAGGAGTTCCTTGACGAAGCTGTTGGTAGAGACGCAAAAGAAATATGGTTGCCTGACGGTTTTGAACGCGCATTTATAGGCGCGTCTATTGACCCCCCTAGAGCGATCTACAGTATAGATACCTGCATTAAAATACTAGTCAGACAGGGCATCAGTCCAGACGCAGCAGAAGAACATTTCTGGATAAACGTAGCTGGGACATATTTAGGGGATGGTTCTCCGCTTTTTATATACGCGCTTACTTAAACTGTGCAGGCGGGTTTAACTCGTCTATGCTTAAATGGTAACCGTTGGATTTAAATACAAACCCAGATTCTTCTACATCGCCTACTTTACGGTATTGTGCTTCATCGATTAGGGTATATGATGGCAGCCAACCGACTAGAAATACATAGGCTAAGTCGCGTCTAACACGGGTAAAGAAGTAAACATCGTTTTTAGGGGCATCTATTTTCTTTGTGTTTACAAAAGCACTGAATTCCGGTTTGGGTCTTCCGCTGCAAACCTTAGATTTTACTTCCACTTTTTGCTTTTTGTAAACTAAGTCATGCGTATATACTTCATTGCCGACATACCGACTACGGGGCAAATATGCGTTCACGGCAATTTCTCCCAAGCAACCAGTTAGGTTGCCCATGCCCTTCATATAGGAGCCAGGGAGGATACCCATAGCACACGAACGCTCATGGGCTAATGCTATATCTTGGCTAGAGGGTGTGAAGATGACAATATCCTTGTCGTGTTTAAACCGCTTTCCTCCTCTGCGTGGGCGGCTCATTAAAACCCAGGGAGAGCGTTTATCTTCTTTTCTAGCTCTTGAGCGTAATCAAGCCGGACATTTTTATGTGGAATTCCCGCCTTTTCATATTTTTTAAGGAAAATATTTGTAGCTTCAACTACTGTTTTAGCCTTGTTCATCTCGTCACGAACCCGACCAAACTGCTTAATATTATCCATTTCATGTCCAATAAAACCTAGTTGAATATCCGCCCCTCTTTTCTTATCGAAAGGATCGACTCCTTTTGATTTAGCATACTTTAATAAGTTATTCCGATCCGTGTCCCACCGACCCCCAGTCTCCCACTGAGCTAAACCCCTTCCGCGTCCTATTTTACCACCCGACAGCTTTTGCTTTGCCGTGTGATCAAGTTTAGACTCAGCATATAAGTTAGCAACGGCTCCAATGGCTGCTGTTTTATTTAACTTAGCCACATCCATTAACTTCTTAACCATATACTCAGCAGAACCAGGGACTAACATAGGAGATGCCTTCGCTTGTTCCTTGGCGAGTCCTATTTCCACAGCTTCGTTAAAGTTGCGTGGCTCTTTCTTCTCAGGTCGTTTAGCTCCTGCTATCTCATACCAAGGGTCATCTGGTCTCTTAGCCCCTGCAATCTCATACCAAGGGTCGTTATGCTTTTTATTTTTATTAGGCACAATTAAATGTTACTTTTTGCGTTCGATTCTCTTTAAAATTGTTTCCCAGGCTGGGAAGAATATCTCTTCCATGCAGCGAACCACTGATTCCTGCTCATAGCGTTCTGCCCAAGCTAGACCAGAAATAAACAAGCTGGCTTCCATCATTTCATGGCGCAGGGTGTCTAAGGCATCTTCGTCAGTCAGCCCAGCGTTTATTTGGATCAGCTTGTCGTCGTGATAGTATTCCCCAAAGGTGTCGCTATCCGCTCCCTTAAACTCCTCAACAATCAACTTAATACGCTTTCCAGCGATTGTGACTGTCTTGGGAAATTTCATTGAAGGTTACCACTCGCTGGCTAATTTTGTATAAAGCACTATACCACCTGTAATGGCAGTAGCCAAGCCCCACAAAAATTTAGTTAAAAAAAATGATAAACCATAAACATAAAGCAATTTTCGTTCGTGTGCCAAAAACGGCAGGTTCGTCTATGCGAAGGTGTATTGAAAAACGAGGATTTGGTGCAGTTGAATATCATGCTCCCGATGGTTCAAATGATAATGTTACTGGAGTATATGTGAATGGAGCCGCGTGGAGAATAAAACGAAACCTGTTAAGCGTGTGGGATGATTACTTTAAGTTCGCATTTGTTAGAAATCCGTGGGACAGAATGGTGTCGTGTTGGGCAAATAGGGGAAGACGATGCGGTGATTTCGAGACTTTTTTGAGAGGATACCCGTATCCTCAAAACAAGCATGATCTAGTATGGCACACAATTCCGCAACTTACTCATATGACGGATGATGGTGGAAATAATATGATGGATTTTATAGGAAGATTTGAAAACCTTCAGGAAGACTTCAATACTATTTGTGATAAAATTGGAATTAGTCAAAAGACACTTCCGCACGTTAACAAATCAAAGCATAAACATTACACTGAGTATTATGATGATGAAACAAAGCAAATTGTTGCGGAAAAATACGCAAAGGATATTGAGTATTTCGGATATGAATTTGGAGATTAAAGGTGTCGTTACCATCTGCTGGCTAACTCACTGTATAGAACTATACCGCCTGCAATGGCTGTAGCCAAGCCATCCTTGTGCGCGGTAGCTAAATGCCAATCGTCCTTGTTAGTGCCAAAGAACGGCTCTGCAATAACCGCTGGGCAGTGC